GGCAGGGCCGTCCCCGGCGTATGGATTGCCCCACTTCGTCGGCCTCGCGACCACGACGGCTCCGGCTGGCTTCCGCCAGCCTTTCTTGCGGCTCAATTGAATGCGCTTCGGCATCGCGATCACCTCTACCCTTTGACAGGGAACGCGCGCATGGTCGGGACTGCCGCTTCCACAGCAGCCTTGAACCCGTCGGCGTCCTCTTGGTTGGCGAAATAACAGATCACCGGCACGGCGTCTGCGACGGCATCGTGAGGTTTCAAAGCAGTCAGCACCGCGTCGGCCTGCCATTCCGTCACCGTGCGGTCGCCCTGCGGTCCCTCGGTAGACCCCGGAAGCAGGATAGCCTCTCTAATCCGTTTTCTCAGTTCGCTCATATGCGGCTCCTTCATTCAGACAGCGACGTATCGGCCTTCGCCGCGTCGGTTCATCTCGGTGTGGATGTCATCAATCCACAGGCCGTTGACTGTGTGCCCGCCGTCCGTGACGACGAACGCGCCGTCCTCATAGCTGCCGTCTTCGCTGGCCATGTAGTCCCAACACTTTTTTAGGTAGTTGGTTGTTAGGTTGCGGACGCTCGGAAATGGAATGACAGTCACGAAAACCTCCTATTCCGCAGCCGCGCGGATCATGGCCGCGTAGCACTGTTCGAAAAGTTGTTGGGGACTACACCGAAAGCCGAGCGGGCTAATGTCGCCCAGCTTGAATGCGTCCACGTCGATTGCTGCATTCAGCATCGCCTGTGTCGGCTTCACGGGCAGCGTCACGGTCTCCGCCAATTGCGTACCGTTATGGGAGGGGTCGGAATCACCCTCCAAGGTACGCGCCGGGACCGGTTCCGGGATAGCGGTTTTGGCAGTGTCGATAGGGGTGTCCGGTAAGTACAAAAGGCTTGCGATTGCGGCCTTTTCTATGGGCCTCAACCTCCTAGTTTCCCGTGCGTCTGACACGTCCGACGATTTGACAGTCTCAGGTATGTCAATTCCCTGGCCAGGATCGGCGGTTTCCTGCGGATCGGCGGCGGGTTCGGGCTGTCGTGAGCATTCCACGGATTGCGCCTTCGCCAGTTCCACCGCGAACGCCTGCACCAGAAGGTATTCCCCGGTGTAAAGCCGCGCATCGGCAGGGACGCGGAAGGTCACTAGGGCGTCACCTTCGCCAGCCGGTTCGGCGCCGATAAGTAGGGCTTTGATGCCATTAACCATTGTTCTGTTCCTCTCGCTGGACGGAAGATTTCGGGCGAAACAGGATCGGGCGGGACGGCCAAAGATCGCCTTCGGCGGGTATCCACCATGTCCCGTCCGGCCATTTGCCAGTGTAGAAGCAGTCATGAATGCCGCTGCTTCCGGCCTCCAAGACCTCGAAAACAGAACCGTCCTTCGGGCAGTAGATTGCGTCCCGCCAACCCAGTTCCTTTAGCCGTTGATGTGCGTCGCGCATTTGCCGGATCGCGTCCTGCTCCGTCGGCATATCTTCGGCCCGCTTTTGCTCCTGCTGTTTTGCGGCATTCCAAATCGCGTCTGCTTCTTCGCGGGTAATCGGCTCGTGCCGAAAGGTGCCGTCGCCAATCGAAAATGTCTTGTGCCCAACAATCTCACTCATTTCTCCACCTCTCGATAGCCGGACCGGGTCGCGACGTAGGTTTTCCGCCTATTGTCGTAGGTCATCGCGCCGGGATTGGCCTTCTGGAACGCGCGCAGATCAAGGGCTGCCTGCGGTTCCGACACACCGAACTTTCGGCAGATATGGGCGCGGTTAATGAAGCCGTATATGGCCAGCATTTCCTTAATCCACTCCTGCCGAAAGTCGGTGTACCAAGTCATCGGATCACAGGGCCGCGCGGACGGCGGCGTCCTTGCCTTCCAGAAGTTTCCGAAGGGCGACGGTGCGTTCGGCGTTGCGCGGAAGGTTCTGCACAACCCAATTCGCGGTCGCGTGGAAGGGGCGGCTGACGCCCTGCAAATGCTCCGGCAGGTGGTCGAACGCGAAGAACTTCATGATGGGTTCTTGCGGTTCGGTTTGGTCTCTCTTAGGCGCATTGTCAGACATAGCTTTTCCTTTCGCTGTCTGGTTGGTGAACTCTCAATTAGGCGACGTTGCCGACATCACGCCGAAGCGGCTTCGAAAAACGCCATCGCGAAAAGCACGACGGCGATCGCGAGCCCGGCGAGCAGCGCGAGCGTGTCGGCCGGCGTCCACTTTATGTCGCGTCTTTGTCGGGCGAAGCCGCGGCGCATCTGCTGGGCTGAATAAGTCATCTGGCATTTCTCCGTTGAGGTTTTAGGCGCCGGGGTCGGGGCTCCGCCCCGCCCCGGCACTTAGCGACGTTTCCGCCGCGGGCTCATGACTGCCTCCTTTTCCGAAGAAGTTGAAACGGGGGCTACCCCTGCTTCGCTAATCACGATGCCTTAGAATATGACTGTCGCTTTTTGTCGGGTCAAGAGAAAAATTGTCGGTTGACAAGGTAAGCTGTGCTGGTTTACAAACCCGACATGCAACTACCAACCGAAGACGCACTGATCCGTCATATCCGAGAGTTCTGCCGTACCAACGACGTTGCGATCAGCGCCTTCGGGCTCGCCGCGGTCGGGGATAGCGGGCTCATGAACAGGCTCGAAGGCGGCCGCTCGCCGTCCCTTCGGGTGACACGGAAGATCTACGCCTACATGGCGGGATACGGGAAAACCGATGGAGAGTAGAGATGCCACTCGAAATAAATACTGTCGGCCACGACGCGGATCGCGGGCCGAACATGCAGGTGTTCAGCGGTAGGCCGTTCTACCCGCTCGACCCCAAGCCGGAAGACATCGACGCCGGCGACATCATCACGTCGCTGTCCCGGATCGTGCGCTACGGCGGCCACTACAGCGCGCCGTCACGCGAGCATTACAGCGTCGCGCAGCATAGCGTGCTGGTCGCGAAGCTGGTGCCACCGGAATACCGGCTGGAAGCGCTGCTCCACGACGCCGCGGAGGCATATATCGGAGACAATACGTCGCCGATGAAACGCGCCGTTCCGGCGATCTCCCACGTCGAGACACCCATCTTCGAAGCGATTGCCGAGAAGTTCGGGGTCGCGCCAGAGCTGCCGGATTGCGTCAAGGAGGCTGACTTCAACGCGATGCGGATCGAGTTGGCGACGGTCGCGCCGCCGCATTGGCGCTGCGATTGGGCCGGATGCACGCCCGCGCGGCACGGCGAGTTCGACGCGGAGCTGTTCGAATTCGCCGAGGCCGAGATGCTGGCGCCGTTGGCGCGGCTGCACTTCGGGTCGGCGCTGCAGACGGCGATAGCGCGTCGGAGGGGTGAATAAGATGGCCTGGAAAATCTAGCCCGCGCGGCTGCGGAATAGGAGAGAACGATGAAGCTAACCACCCGGCAGGAACTAGCGGATGTGGCGGCGTCCAGATGGGCACGCCAATATTTCGGCAAGTATGATCGGTTCCCGGAAAAGGCCGTTATCGGCGAACAACTGGACGCCCTTCCACCCAACCCAGACCCCGACGAAGTAGATCGGATTATCGGGAACAAATCCTGGACGCACGGCACATGCGATGAATGTGACCGCACCATAGGGGACTCGATTGAGTGCGGCGATAGTGACTTAGGCAGAACGTTCAACCTTTGTCTTTCGTGCGTTCGCCGGATGCACAAGCTAGCCCGCGCGGCTGCGGAATAGGAGAAGACGATGGGTGATGTAGGCGACTACTGGCGGGACGCGAAAGAGCACCGTCGAAAGGAACGGGACAAGCACACAATCGAGTGCCCCGGGTGCCCACCCAACCGGAACGCCACGCGGCTTTGGCCGGGACAGACCTGCCGAGTTTGCGGATACACCGATCCTCGCAAAAAGGGCGAGAAGCCGAAACGAAGGAACAAGGGCGCGGACATCACGAAGGTCATGCCCAGTTGGGACATCCCGTACTAGAGCGGAATAGCCCGGACAGGAGATTATGATGAGCGAGTTGGACAAATTCAAAGGCGCGGTGTCCGCGATTGTCGAGAACATGCCGGCAGTCCTGGAAGAAAACGCCCGGCTCAAGGCTGAGAATGCGCAATTCCACAAAGCGAAGAAATGGCTGGAAGATCAGCTTTGCGAAGGCTTCTGCCTAGAAAATGGCGGCAAGGGGCATTTCACACCTGACTGCACGGCCTGCGAATTTCACAAGCGCGCAGCACTGGGGGAAGACCGATGAGCGAGTTGAAGGCGTGTCCGTTTTGCGGCAGCAAGGACATCAACAGCGGCGGCGGTGACAAGGTTGTTTTCTGCTTTTGCATGGACTGCTGTGCGACCGGGCCGGGCCACTACGCTGGTGGCGATTGGAACACCCGCCCCGAGGAAGACCGCCTCCGTGCCACGAATGCGGAATTGGCGGGGGCGCTGCGGGAGATCGGTGGCAATGCGAAACTGTCGGCCAGCGTCGTCTGCGCGCCCAACAATGCCTTTCGCGACGCATTGCATGAGATTGCGCGCAAGGCCGAAGTCGCTCTCTCCAAACACGGTGGCAGCCAATGACTCTCATCATCCTCACCGGCAAAGCCGGCGCCGGGAAGTCGACAGCCGCGAACTACCTCGCCCAGCATCACGGCTACGAGATCGTGAAGTTCGCCGCTCCGCTCAAGAACATGCTGCGCGCGATCGGGCTAACCGATTCCGAGATCGAGGGGCATAACAAAGAACGTCCCTGCGATCTGCTTTGCGGGAACACGCCGCGGCACGCGATGCAGACGCTCGGCACTGAGTGGGGCCGGGATTGTATCGGCGAGGATTTCTGGGTTGGGGTCTGGCGCGCGAAAGTGAAGCGGCTGCTCGGCGCCGGCGTGAACGTCGTCACAGACGATTGCCGGTTCGCCAACGAGCTGGCGGCCGCGACGGAACTCGGCGGCGTTCGCGTGCATATCGAGGTCGATTCCACAACCGTGAGTCATAGCACTTTTGACGGGCATTCGAGCGAAAAGGGCTTGCCTTTAGAAGACAACACTAATCTCGTGGTCAATTCGCTGTCGGGTTTTACGGAATTCTACGCCGATTTGCGGGCTGCGGTACCCCGGCACGACCGCCAGGCGCCATAAGAACGCCGCATTTTAGGCGGAAACAAAGGTGGGAAACCAGGGTCAAGGAGACAGTAACATGCCTATTCTAGCACTCGATCTGGGGACGACGACCGGCTGGGCGATTGCCAGCGACGATAACATTCTGTCCGGCGCCGAGTCGTTCAAGAACGACCGGTACAGCGGCGGCGGGATGCGCTACGTGCGGTTCCGCAAGTGGCTGGACGAGATCAGCGACTCGCTTGGCGTGAGCCAGGTCTACTTCGAAGAGGTGCGCCGGCACCGCGGCACGGACGCCGCGCATGTCTACGGCGGGCTGATGGCGTGTTTGACCGCCTATTGCGAAGAGAAGGCGATACCCTACGCCGGCGTGCCCGTGGGCACGATCAAGAAATTCTGGACCGGCAAGGGCAACGCGCCGAAGGAAGCGATGATCGCTTCGGCTATCGAGCGAGGGCATGAGGTTGTCGACGATAACGAGGCCGACGCTTTGGCGATCCTGTATTGGAGTTTTGAGCAGTAAGGAGAGAATGCCGTGGGTATGTATACTGAAATTGTAATCGCCGCGCCGTTGCGGAGTGACACGCCTGGCGATGTTATTGAGATAATCCGCTACATGATAGGTGAAGGCGAATCCGCCCCGGAGAAAACCCCGAACCACGATCTATTCAAGTGCGATAGGTGGGGTTCCGTTCTCAACTGTAGCTCTTATTACTTCATCCCGTTTTCGACTCAGGAATTTCGCTATGATGCGATACGTAAGGCGTACTGTCTCGTCGTTCGCGCCGACCTCAAAAACTACGGGGACGAGATCGAAAAATTCTTCGATTGGATCGATCAATACCTGGAAAAGTGGCCGGGTGAATTCGTAGGGTATAGCCGCTACGAAGAAGACATCGAACCGGTTCTGTACTTTAAGAAATGAGACAACTCTTCCCCTACCAGAAGGCCGGCGTCGCCTTCCTGGCGAGCAACCGCTACGCCGGGCTGTTCGACGAGCCGGGCCTGGGCAAGACGACGCAGGCGGCGTTCGCGTGGCGGGCGAAGGGCTACAAGTCCGTCCTCGTCATCTGCCCGGCGTCGGTGCGCCAGGTCTGGCCGCAGGAGGTGCGCGCCTGCGAAGCGGGCGAGTGCGTTGTGCTGGAAACAGGTAAGGATTCGCCGGTCGCCGGCAAGGTCAACGTCTGCTCATACGATTATGCGACGCGCAATAAGACGAAGCTGGCGGCGATCGATTGGGATTTGTTGGTCCTCGACGAAGCGCATTTTCTGAAGAACCCGAAGGCGGCGCGCACGAAAGCCGTCTACGGCCCGATAGCGAAGCAAAGCGGCGGGGCCTGGGCGCTGACCGGTACGCCGATGCCCAACAACCCGAGCGAGCTTTACGCGATGATGAAGACGCTCTTTCCGGCCGCGATCACCTTCCGCGAAGACAAGGTGATGACCTATTGGCAATTCGTGAATCGCTATTGCGAGACGCGGAACAACGGGTTCGGGCTGGAAATCGTCAAAGGCAAGAACCTCGACAAGCTGCGCGATAGTTTGAAGGGGCATGTGATGCGCCGGAAGGTGAAGACCGTGCTCAAGGATCTGCCGCCTATGCGCTATGACACATTGCCGGTCGCGGGCGATTTGGCTGGGCTGCCGGATGACGAGCGCGAACAGGTTGAGCGCGCGATGGCGAAAGGAGGCGACACGCTCGACGCGCTGCGGGCGATCGCGCCGCACGTCGCCACGCTCCGGCGCGTCACCGGGCTCGCCAAGGTAAACGGCGTGCTGGAGTGGTTGCGGGAGAGCGAAATCAAGAAAGCGGTATTGTTCGCCCAGCATCGCGGCGTTATTGTGGCCTTGATGTCGGGTTTAGCGAAAAGTGTAGAGCTTACCGGCGCGACGAAACCGGCGGATCGCGAGACGGCGGTGCGCGATTTTCAGGAAGGCAGAGCGGATTATTTCGTCGGGCAGATGCAGGCGGCCGGAACGGGACTCACCTTGACGGCGGCGAACACGGTTATCTTCGTGGAGTCGTCATGGGTGCCGGCCGAGAACGAACAAGCCGCCAAACGCATTCATCGGATCGGTCAGAATAAAGGGTGCATCGCCTACTTCGCGACGATCCCGGGCTCGATCGACGAGAAGATACAGGCGGCCGTGGCGCGCAAGACGGCGGATATCGCGGCTTTGGGCCTTTAATGTCGGTTTTAGAGAGAAATGGAGAAAGACAAATGGACATAAATATCACACTTACCGAGAAAGACTCGCAGGCGACAGTCTCGCGCGTCGCGGCGATGTTGCTGTCGTTCGCGGGCGGGGACGGCCCGAAACTACTAGTCTCGGATGAAGCCGGCAGCGTAACCAAAGTTGATTATGAGAAAGCTGAGCTGTGCGCTCAGCAAGGCCCGCCGATGACGAAGGAAGAAGCCGAACAGGTCGCCGACTCCGCCATGCCTAGCGAAGAACCGGCCAACGAAGAAACGGAAGACCTCTCCGTCGTCCGCGGCAAGAACGCCGAGAAGCTGCGCGACGAGCTGCAGAAGATCGCCACGTCGGGCGAGCCCTACGACGTGGGGTGGTGGGAGCGCCAGCACGGCCGCCTGCCGAAGAAGCACCAGGACGCGATCCGCGAGGCGACGCTTGAGCCCCGCACGGAAGCGATCGCCGAACAGACCAAGGAAGCCGACGCCGCACCGCCGGAAAGCGTGCCGGAAGAAGGCGACGCACCCCTCACGCTCGGCGACCTCAAGAGTTACGGCGAAAGCATGGTTTACGACCACGACGACCAGGCGATGCAGATCGCCATTTCGTCCCGGCTTCGCACCGTCCTGAACGAAGGCT